AGGCTTCCAATCATTTTTTACAAGCAATTTCGGCAACTTATTCTTACTAATATACACTACTTTTGTAGATTTGTCAACCCAATTATTTAATTTTCTGTCTTTAATTAATTGATTGAATCCTGAGTTTTTATCTTCTAGCCGAAATAATACACTTTGTTCTTGTGGATTTAAAATATCTCTGTAGTAATTTGCACATTCATATAATTGTTCTTCTGCTTCATCTGTGTCTATTATTACTAGTAATGGAAATCTATCTAGTTCCCATAATGCAGTTAACACGTGGCTTATAGGCTCTGTACTTGGCTTGCTTATATACTGTTTGCCATCACGCTGTGCTATCTCATCTGCTAGTGATGTTGAATTCCATTTTTCTGTTACACTTAAACCATATCGTAATTTTCTGTCAACTAAATGTAGTATGTTATTAGAATCTATTTCTTCATCAATTATTGTTTGCAATTTACTATTAACATTTTTAAGTTGTCCATTAAAGATCCCACTTATATGATCTTGCGGATTATCTTTTATAACTTTTAATTCTTTGTACCAATCTAATAATTCTTGATCAATATCAAATTCTTTCTGTCCAAATTTAGATATTACATTTAATATGTTAACTTCGTTACAATCAAACGAATGTTGGTGAGATCCTTTTTTGTGTTCATATCCTTCTGCCGTTCCACAAAACGTTTGTATATCACAAATTTCAGACTTTCTAAAAGGAAATCTAACTACAATTTTATTGTCAATTAATTTAACATACTTACTACGATCAATATGACGTAATGGCTGTCTTATGTTGTCAACAGCAAAATCAAAGTCCCAATCTAAATTTATAAACTGTTCTCGATATGTTTGTAATTTAAATTGCATTAGTGCAAGCTGTCTATCAGTTAGTGGCACTCCTTTAAATACTTGCCTAGCAATACTAAACATGATAGTTTGGTCTGCTTGTTCGACTTGGAACTTTACTGGCGACTGTACAAGGCCTGCGAGGTGTTCTAAACAATCTTCAATATTATTAATCATACTTACAGTATAACTTAGAATAGTTCGTTTGTCAAGTTTTTTAGTGGAAGTCCTTGTGATATTTCTTCGATTGTATATTCTGTGTGTGCATAGTCGTTAAGCCATTGTGTTCTGTCTGGCATCAACGGATTTTCTATGTCATGAAAAAAATCGATGTCGTTGGCGACAGGATAAGCAAGGCTACTAGGACTAACAAAAGCAGGAACGCCTTCGATGATACTATGTATCCCAGGGTTACTACTATGACTGAAAGTGCAATATATATTATCAAACCCCATATCAAAAGAATCATAAGTGCCGTTAACATGTTTTGGCTCCTGTCTATATACGTGTCGTAAGCCTCGTTCTATATCAGGTAATCGACAGCGTGGGTGTGGCCTAAATATAATTGGCCGTTGTGTGTGTTTACGTATTTCATCGTATGTATCTAAGAACCAGTTGCTCATAGGTGGCATGTTTTTCCATTGCAGACTTTTGTCATGTTGTCCTGCAATTAAAATGTATTCACCATCGGTGCTCCAAGGTTTTAGTAATAGCCCAAGATCATTGCTACGATTATTACAAAAATCACCGGGACTAAAATAACCATCCCTATTAATTCCATTAAGCCCTACTTTCCACGTTACACCTCTATTTATTCCTCCAACTTCAAGGACTATAGTAGGCTTTTTGTTTTCCCAGATAGCTTTGTTTCTAGCCATGCGGCCGTGGAAAAGAACACTCCAAATAACATCAACGTCGGCAGTGTTATCGTTATAAACAACAGTATGCCCATTATCCACAAGGCTAGTTGCAAAAGCATCAAACACCGGTCTACTATTAAGTGCGCCATAATCTGTCCATAAACTAAATTTCATTCCAATATGCTTCTTTTCTATTAACCATTAAGTCTTTAGCAAGACTTTTACCCGAGTCTTTGCGTCCGCCTTTCATATGGTCCATCCATGTACCTAATACACAATTGATCAACGGATGTCCACCGCCACCAGTTTTAGCTTCCTTTAAGTACATATCTGCACTATAATCATGTGCAGTTGGGAAGTCGACTTTCATCTTGTTAAGTATGTATCCAAACACAAAACTATCATGCCATTCTTCTAATGTAAAGATACCATTGTCTGCATCTTCGTACATACGTTCAAACTCTTTAAGGAACTCGTGGCATACAGGATGATTTAGATTCATTCCATAAAATCCACATTCTGGCCATGTTTGTGATCCTTTACCTCTACCCACATACGTGATCCATGCATTGTTTGGTAGTTGTGCTGCAAAGTCTTCATAACTCCAATCGCTATGTATAAATGTATCCGCATCCATCCACACACACCAGTCCTTAGAGCGCACACAAGCGTCATACACAGCATATGTCTTGTTAGCAAAGCGTACAGCGTCCCATTTAAATGCTTTGTGATGATCACGTGGTCTACGTGCTCTAATCTCTGCAGGAGGTATACCGTTTGCTTTATCTACATTGCCCCAGCGTTGTTTAAATGCATTTAACTTAGGTAGTTCTACTTTTGCATCTAGTATTGTTATTTGACTTGGGTTAGGATTATTAGGCATACAATCTTCTACATATACTAATAATCTAATACGTTTGTCAACTCTTTGAGCAAAAGAATCTAAAAACCTTTGCCCATACTTTCTCATTCCTTCTGGATGAAACGTTGTTAATACTGTTATTTCTTTGCCCATTTTCTTAGGTGCCTCCATGCTGTTCCATCTTTTAATTCGTCTAATGACCAATGCATTTGTGCCATTTGGTGTATCCATAAATTGCGGTCAAAATGTTGTATATTCTCAATTTGTTCTAGATCATGATGTGATACACTCTTTGCTTGGCTGTTAATTGGATCTAACACAAAAGCCGGTATGCCTTCTATTACCGCTGCCACTGCTGGGCTACTATTATGATTTATTACACAATGTGCCTTTTCAAAGTCTTCTAGTATACTATCTGAATGGCTTATTATTACATTGTTTAATCGATACCGTGCCATCATTCTTTTGTGCTGTAATTGCTTTTTATCACCAGGATGGAATCTAACTAAGATTTTTCGATCACTATGTTTTCTAACAGTGCCAATTGTTCTAACTAACCAAGGCATTAGAGGTTCGCCGGCCATACTCCAACCACCGTCACGTTGACAGCATATTAATATGTGCTTGCCTCGAGTTGTCCAATCTTTTAATGTAATGCCTAATTTTTTACTAATAAGTGGCCACCTGCCAGTATCAGGATCATTATTACAATATTCTCCTGTATTAGGAAACACTCCGTCATAACTAAATCTTAAATATTGATGTTGCTGTTTTGGATCAGCATATAAAAATAAATTTGAATCTACAATAATACTACGTTTGCCTCGTGCATTTTGTTGTTCAATTACTTTTTTTCTTAATTCTAAATGTTTTAGTGTTTTACTACCAGGATGGACAAACCCTTGTATAACTGCTACGTCTGCATCTACTATATTGTAATCGCATACTATCTCACCTGTATCTCCGGACTTCCATACACCTTCAATAAAGTTTACAATTATTTTAGGCTTGTCTGGATTAGTATTACCGGGTGGTATGCCCATTAAGTAGGATGCTACATTCAAGGTCATTCTAGTTCTCCCTGTAATATTTTCCACGCTGTCCCGTCGATCATTTCAGGTTGTGTAAATTGTGCATAAGACAAGTGTGTCATAAATGCATACATTTCATCTTTAGTAGGTATTCTTAAATTCTCTATATTTTCTAATGATGTTTCACATATTGAACTTGCTGCATTTGGCCCTAATGATATAGCAGGTCTACCTTCCATTAGTGCTTCTGTGGCAGCAATGCTATTATATGTTATAAGACAATGTACATCATCTGCAAGTGCTTGTTGTATTGTTTTAGTAGTAACTCTATCAAATCTACTAGGCTTCATTCTAATTTCAATTGGACGATTTGTTAATGTATTTAACTTTGATACTACATTATCTGTCCATTCTTTAGCAGTTCCTTGATTAAATAAATTCATAATCTTATCACTTGGTGGACAAATTAATATTTTTCTTCCAGATGTAATTGGCTTGTAAATATCTTTCCAAGTGTTTTGTAATATTAATTCAAGGCGGTCAACAGGACGTTTTATAAAATTATCCATATTCTGTAATGCATTACAAGTAATACGATGCCATGTTTTATGTTTAGTATTTCCAAAGTATCCTGTGTCAATAGCATAAAACCGCTGTCCAGATTCCCAACATTTTTTATATTGTTTTTGACTGCCTCCGCCTACACCTCTAACAATTACAGTACCTTCAGTATTTTTAGTAATACCAGAATCGTGAATACCTATAGCAAAGTCTCGCACAAAGTTGTCGTTAATCAACTCAAAATGTTGTGAATTTAGTTCGTGGACCTTACCCATTATTCATCATGTCCTGAAGTTCTATTTTCCAAAGTCCATGGAAATCACAATGTCTATAATTTTCAAACCACGGACCACCTTCTGTATAGTGAAGTGCTTTAGGTGTGCCGTCTGTTCCTTCTTCATACCAATCAGTTAGCCAATTCCACTCATGACTAATTTCTCCAATTTCTGAATCATGTAACCAACTAAATCTATGTAAGTATGCTCCTGTTATACTTGGATCATTAACTAAATTCATATCTAATTTTTTATTACTTGGGTGTCCACAATTAACTAGCATTACACTTGACCAATTCTTACGTGGATAAACTGTTTGTGTTTGCCCGTCCATTTTAACACCTTCTTTAGGTGTGTAATCATGTTTAGCACACATCACTGCATACTTGTCATCTGCTTGATCAAACAGTTCTGCAACATCTTCTAAGAAGATAATATCACTATCACAAAATAATGCCCAACCATTAAAATTAGTTAATTCAGGCATAAGGAATCTTGTAAATGTAAATTCAGTACTTGCAAGTTTATCAACAGGACGAGTGTACCATCCTTGATCTCTAAGTTTAGATTGTATTAGAGGTATAACTTCTACAGTGTCATTGCGTGATTCAAGACTGTGCTTACATACTTGATACGCAATATCTTCTCTAGTGTCATAACCTACAAATACTTTCATTAATCTCTCCGTTCTATATCTTCTTCTATGCACTCACTACCCCATTGTATCTCAAGAATGTGTGCATTTTCTTTTCCAGGATTGCTTGGCTTGTGCCAAACTTCAATACCAATTTCATAAGGTGATCTATTAGGTGTTATCAAAACTCTGTTAACATTTGACTGCCATTCAGAAACCATATCAACTTCACCTTCAAGTACAATCCACTGTTCCGAACGTTTAAAATGTTTTTGATCACTTAGTGCTTTGCCTGGATAGATTACAAGTTCTTTTACTTTGTAACCTTTTTCAGGCTTATCATCTAGCACACGCCAGTAACCCCAATCACGTTCTGTCTTTTGTGTTTTCCATTCGTCTAGTATCCAACTACTACTGTTAGCTTTGTTCTTGCCGCCAACACCAAATGCAAATTCAACTTGTGGATGATCACCGTATGTAGTATATTCGGGTGTTGTAGTATTTGTCCTATCGCCGCCATTTGCAAAAATAATTTTGCCTGTGTTAGTTGACATAGTGTGGAATATTGCTTGACATGCACTATCGTCACTGTCATCAAATCCAATAACTTTATCTACAACACTAAGTTCTTTAATAATAGCACAACGTTCTTTGAAAGGCATGAACGGTCTGCCTTTCTTTCTTGTTAGCCATTCGTCACTGTTTACACCAACAATTAACTTTGTACCTAGTGTCTTTGCTTCTTTGAAATATTCAATGTGTCCGCTGTGTAGTGGATCGAAGCCACCTGTTACTAATACTGTGTTGCTCATGTAGATATTTACTTACTACCATCCAAAGATGTAGTCCTTTCTGACATTAGTAATTTCTTTAGCGCCTAATGACTTTAAATATTCTCCAGCACATTCCTCTGTATCTGCATGTTGTTCACAAATAACAATTGGTTTATATTTTAATATAGTTTCAGTTGCTCCTTGGAGTACTTCTAACTCATGGCGTTCGCAGTCGATCTTTAGTAGTCCAAACTTTGGGAAATCCAAACTATCCATGCGCTTAATTGATATGTCACCAGTGCCAACTTCACTAATATAACTGCTACCAGTGTTCACATGGTCATAAACCATATTTACTTTATCGTTTACATTTCCTAATGCATATTTGCGTATATCTACAGGTAAACCTGCTACGTTGCGTTCTAAGCAACTATATACTTGTTCTAAAGGTTCAAATGCAATTACATGTTTAAACTTTTCACATAATGGCCGAGACCATAGTCCTACATTAGCACCTGCATCTATAGCAAGGTTAAAGTCTGTAATATAGGGATATGCAGCATCTCTAACATCATCTTGGTATTCAGCTGGACCACCATTGCGTATACGTTTTGCAATTAGACGCTCAAAATGATTGTCAGTATCAGGCATCCAATAGTTGTATACTTGTTTCATTACAAACTCGCATCTTCCATACCAGCAACTCTAAGTTTTACAACATTAGTAATTTGCCATTGTTTCTGATCTAGTCCTTTAAGTAAGCCTAGCCATTTGTTGCGCATTAGTGCAAACTCATTAATAATCTTTTCGTAGTCAACGACATCTGCCTCGCCGTCAACGTATTTTTCAACGTCACGACTAGACAGAGCTCGTTGGTAGTTTTCGAGATATTTCTTAAAATACGAGCTACGTAGCCTTCGAAGCTCGATATTCAAGTAGTGCAGGATTGCTTCAATTTCTTGAAGTTGGTTAAAGCGATGTTCAACAATGCCCGGCATTTCTGATGCCGCACGTTCAACGTTACCTTTGAGCTTTACTTCTTGACGAGCTTCTTGTAACTCGTCTTCAAAGAACTGTACAGCCGTAGGTATCTTTGATATGTCTCTTGATACTTCGCTATACCAACCCATTACTCATCCCACTCTTCTTCGTCATCGTCCTGATTATCTAAATCTAAATAATAGCTAATCGCATCATCTAAGTTAGAATCAGTTCCGATAACTTCTTTAAACGTTTCATCACTAACACCGTAGTCTGCTAATAGATCTACAAACTTTTCGGCTACAAGTTCCATTTGTTTCTTATCTACATATTCTTTAAACATTGTCCAGATGTCACTGATGTGTTCTTCATTCATTTGCGGTTGCTTCCTCAATTTGATTTTCAGTTGCTTCTTCTGAATCAACTTCGTCGGTATTTACCACAGGAGACATTTTCTCGTTGTATTCCGACATAATCAAATCAAGTTTGCCACCAATCATCCAAGCCTTGCGATATTCAAGAACTTCTTCGCCTGCTAAATTAATATACTTGAGTCGATTACCTTGCTTAACTAACAAGCCTTTCTTTTCAAATAATTCAACAAGTCCGCTATAAGGATTCATACCAGTTTCATAAGGAATCTTAACCTGCACACCTTCGAAAGGTTTTGCATAGCGTGTTTTCATTACTTTACAACCAGCTCTAATACCCATAACTTCTGAGATCTTATTACCGTCTTCGTCTTCTTTTAGTTTCAACTTTTTCATTGCAACAACAATACTTGATGCATAGATAAAGCCTGAGCCACCACTAATCTTATCATCTGGGTCAAACATATCTTGCGATGCGTATGTGTGGTTAGTACATACTAGTCCAACGTTCAATGAGCCAATCATGTTAACTGTGTTACGAACAAGTGAAGTCAATGCCTTAGGCTTACGACCCATATCACCTTTCATATCACCCTTGTTAAACTGATCAACGTCAGTAGGTGTTAGCAACATACCCAACGAGTCAATTACAAACAACAATTTA